AGGAAGCGTATCATTCTCCGTATCCTTGTATCTGTCCTTCCAGGTATACTGCTGTCTGTAGAACTCCTCATTCTTGATGAGTCTGTCGATGGTATTAACCATTCCTGTACGGTATCTGTCGCATCTGTCCATAGCTTCTGCGACGGTTTTATCTGTTATTGATAGTCTTGTTGTATCGAATGCTGAAGCACCCGTTTCCGAGCCGTTCTGTGCGTTAAGCGGAGGCTGAACATTGCCTGCGTCCTGTCTGTTCATTATGTTCTTAATGTCTGCCGCATCTTTCTGGGCCTGCATGCTTGCGGCGTTGTTTGCTTCCTGTGCTGCCATATCAGCAGCCATCCTGGAGGCTGATTCAACATCAATCTTCCTTTTTGCCATACCTTAAACTCCTTATATTCTTAGCGTGCGCTGTATTTTGACTGTGGGATTTCCGTATCTGTCGTGATACTGATTAAGAGGATCGTTCATGTAATCATGTTCCGTAACCTCTATTGCGGTATTGATACGAGGATTTATAGGATTTTCCATACAGAGATAGCGCCACTCGTCATATACATGGTCTTCCTGTGTGGTATCAATGTCTTCCACGTGCTTCTCACTGTATACGAGTGACGGCACTGTCCGGATGAATTCCTTACATGTATCGAATACGTAGAACATGCTCCTGCCATGCTCATCAAATGCAAGTCTGTAATGGCACTGCATCTTTCCGGTGATACGGTCTTTCTTAGAAGGCGTAAAGAACACGCTCTCTTCCTCAAACATCTCAGCTATGCTCTGGCCTCTTGACTCATCCCATATGGCGTTATCTGCCACTCCCCGTATCTCTCCGGCTATGGCACGGTCATGTAGTATAGGATCTGCAAGCTCTATCTCTCTTATACGCCTTGCCTGCTCATGCGGTTCCATGCATAGGCCCGTATTAGCTGTTCCTGTACATCCGTAGTATTCCTTGAAGCGGTACATCACGTTGTCATGTGATATCGCGGTCCATGCTACAGAAAATGGTTTTGCATAACCAAAGTCGTAAGATCGCCACACTATCCAGTCATCCGGTATACGGAAAGGTTTGATAACGTGCGTCCACTGCTGTGACTCATAACCGTGGGGATCATTGCGCCATTCCTTGAAACACTGCCCCTGGAATGACTCCCAGTTACCGTAAAGAAGGGCATCACGCTCAGCTTCCGGAAGGGATGCAAGTCGTGTTACATACTCAGGATCATTTTCCATTAGGTGCCGGTTATCAAACACGGAAGCAGGGATATATACTCTGCTGGTCGCCTTGTAATCTATCCCGTTAGGCGTGTTCACCTTAACTACATCGATATATGGTTCACCATAAGGTGCCTCATCGATGAAGTACTGCTTAACCCATCCGTGTCCTACTCCTCCGGGATTGGCTGTCGCCCTCATGTATACCCTTGTGCCAGGTCCGTTAGGTCTGTTACGTGATTTCAGATATTCATATTGTGACTGCGTGAAGTGCGTAAGCTCGTCGAAGCCGATGAAGTCATAGGCGATACCCTGATAGTTGTACTTGCTCGCTTCATCCTTCAGAGATCCTAAGTCAATCTTTGCGCCACTCGGAAAGGTCCACCTGTGTGTAGTCTGATTGTATGTAGCACCTGGATAAGCACGTGGGTAGATATTGTAGGCCTTGTCGATGATCTCTTTAAGCTGTGGTACCGTGCGCCTTAGTATCAGCCCTTTGTAGTACGGTATGTCTACCTGCCTTAGTGCTTCTACCACCAGATAATCAGTCTTGCCTCCTCCGGCTGCACCGCCGTACAAAGATTCATACTCCGGCCTCGACATCATCTCGGCCTGTTTCGGCTGCGGTTCCCATACCACCTTAGTTCCCTTCGGTATGCTTCTTGTCTCTCCGCTTTGCTTCTTCGATTGCTTTTCTTTCAAGCTCCTCAAGTCCTTCCTTAGGTGCTACCAGTATGATCTTGCCGGTATTGTCTTCTCCATCGATTGAAATGTTGTTAGCACGTTCAAATGCCTTGATACGTGCATCGCGCTCTTTGGCATCTGCCTTGCTAAGCATATCCTCGCCCACTATCTGCATGAGCTCCTTGTAATCCTTAGTGCTCGCAGATTCAAGTGCGCGTTTCACCACTGCCAGTGCCAATGCTTCTGCTCCGGGCAATAGCTCACCTGTAGGCGTTTTATATTCCAGTTCAAGCGCCGCTTTCATTGCTTCTCTTAGTGTCTTCTTGCGCCTCCTTGCTTCACCGGACTTTATACCGCCTTTAGTGCGTATCGCTCTCTGATCACTCTCTGTTCTCTCGCTAAACGGTATTAAGTTCTCATCGTTCATGGTAAAACTCCTTTTATGGCTATCATACAGGCTATAAATTCCCCTTTCCCAAGCAAAAGGGACAGACTTTTTAAGCCTGCCACCTCTGCTTTATATGAGTGCATTATGAAGGATTGTCTTCTTTCTTGACCATGACAAGAGTCAGTTCCTCTGTGTCATTGTTCTTTGTAACCATCAGATCATACGCCGTTGGCTCAGTTATCACGCTGTAAGGGACCTTGACCTCTTTCTTCCCTAGCATGCAGAACAATGCTCCCATGACGCTTATAGCCTGCGCTTCCCTTAGCTGTTCCCTTTCGAGCTTTGCTTTAAGGTCCTCACGCCTTCCGAGAAGTAATGTCTTCTGCTGCTTGAGCCACCTGATCTCTGCCGCCTGATCCTTACATGTCTTCTTTAAGTCCTTTATAAGTCCCATTCTTACCCCTTTAACTCTCTGTATGTATATTATTTCCATTCGCCCAGTGCTCTTTCCAGAATTCTTCCAAGCTCTCCGCAAATTCCGGATAGCTGTCTACTCTTTCCTTCAGCTCTTCGTAAGTGTTTATCACACGCCTTCCGGTATGAAGCGACTCTGTACCATCCGGATTATAGATTGACATGCTCGACTTGCCATAGAGCACCCCGGAATACCCATTAGGTGATGTATATCTAATTGTCCTGCTCATCCTGCTTGTCCTCCAACTTGATAACTCTATGGATCATATCCTCCATGATGTCCATGAGCTCACGGTTCGTTCTCGCGTATTCATTAAGCACGAGTATATTTACTGCCAACAGTGCTAATGCCACTGCTGCGATTATCAGTCCCTCGCTCATGATTCCTCACTTCCCGTATCATCAGCTTCTATGATTGTTGGTGCATTCATAACCTCGTCTAAAGAGTAATCATATCCTTTATACATTCCGCTTTCAAACTCATTCCCATAGTAATTCCAGCCATCTCTTAACTGTTCAAGTCTATCTGCAACCTTGTCTAAATCACCTATTTTTCCATGACCTTTAGGAATTGGCACACCATTAGCGGCAGCATGCATTAATTCAGAATAGTCGTTTGCTAGACTGCTGATAACTGGAAAATCTCTGTATGGCAATATCCGCTTATATATTTTTTCGTCTATGTTAATTATCAATTCCATACACCTTCTCGCTTTCCTGTGGCTCAACCATTCGGCAACCGCAATTCGGGCAATAATTCGTGAGCGTATCTTCTAATCCGTTATGCTCATAACCGCATTCTGAACAATCCCATGCTTCCCACACTGGACAGCCATCTGCATAACCGTCGTACCACATTGGTTCCCAATGCCCTGCCTTTGGCTCTTTGTATTCTGCGTTCCACCATTCCAGTGGAATCTCAATAGCATCATGGTTAGGTAACCACGCATAAACATTTAAATCACAATCATCTACCTGCGTGACGGAAAATATCTCTTTGAACTTCTCGCCGTTTGTCATTCTGTTACCTCACTTTCCTATGGCTCAATCCTCCCATTTGCCCTTATCTTCAATTTGCAATTCATCCCATTTGCTCAGATATTCCGTAGAAAATAAATCCTCTCCTACTGCTTCGCTCAGGGCATCATTTAATTCAGTTTCGTTTGTTACGTCCACATCATCATCTATCTCAATGGGGCAAATTATATTTATCTTAACTACTCTTTTCATTCCTTATCCTCGCTTTCCTGTGACTCAATCATCTTTGCACCACACATCGGGCAATAATTAAAGGTAAATGCTCCACATGAAAAACCGCATTCAGAACACTCGTCCAATATGCTTTCTGGAATATGACTTGGTATCCAATGCCCTGTCTTTGGCTTTGGCTGAACAGGTGGTAACTGTTTTAACTTTTCTTTTATATCCTTTAATCTGATTGGCTTTCCTTGCGGATATGGGTGTGGGTATTCACTTATTTCAAATAAATCAGCTACTGCATCTACTGCCTGTTCACGACTTATACAGTCCTCACAAGGCTGTTGCTCTAGTGCTTCGATAGCTGATTCAATCAACTCATTATCTTCTGACGTGAGATAACAAACAGCATTATCATTTTCATTAATCTCGGAAAGTATGCCTTTTAAATGACTTATTTTTTCTTCTCTTGTCATGCTCTCACCACCTCTTTAATCTTTTCCAAGATTTCCCATGCTTCCAAGTCGCAATCATCAAGAATCTGTATTATTCTATCTTGTTGCTCTAGTACCTTTGATATTTCCTCAAGATTTTCTATAATCTCCCCCATGTTCCCGGCTTCATACTGAGTTGGGCAATTATCATCACATACTCTGCCGTTAACTTCACACTTCAGGCAAGCGATAAAGTATTTTAGTTTGATATTTCGCTCTGTTATAGTCATTCCGTAACCTCATTAATCCGTATATACTTCGCCTTTAGGATAGCCACAATTTGCAACTCGCCATCTAAATTCAAGTGTTACATACCATTTTATAAACGTGAGTCCAAAACCTATGTGATTCCAGTCAAAACGCTCATAATATTGGATTCCGCCGAATAGTCCAAAGTGTGTATCTGCTTTGCCAAAATATAAGGCAACTCGGTTCTTTTTACTTTCGAATTTTTTTAATGTCATTCCGTCACCTCACATTCATACAAAGATAACTGTCTGTTTTCAGTCGTGAAAAAATCGCAACATTTTTGTATTTTTTTATAGTCATGTTTCCTCCTCTGCTGCCGCTTCCTTTATCATGTCCCGGATGATGATAGCGCCGTAGATCCTCGGCCAGTCCTGCGATTCCTTCAGGACATCTATCTGCTTGTTTACGGCATCCAGTAATGCATCTGCATCAATCAGCTTCATGTTTCGCGCCTTCCTCTGCTGCCCTGATCACACTCTCGTCCACCTT